GCACCAACCCCTGGAACGCCACCGCCGCCGCCCGTCATGTCAAGCGGGCCTGTTGCCCCCTGCTGCTGTTGCTGCTGCTCAAGAGCCTCTTGCATCAGCGCTGCCTGACGTAGCATCTCCTCTGGTGTGTTTGTTACCTTTTCTGGGTCTAGGCTCATAGTTCTAGCGATTTCACGTATAATGTAAGGAAATTTAGCGAAAGGTGCTAAAACAGGATTACTGGTAATCTGCAAGAAAGACATGAGCCTTTGCGATCTGACTTCGTTCTGCATAAGAGATGCCAGTCCGCGAGCACGTACTTCCAAATCGCCCTTAATATCTGGATTGTAATTAAACTGCATATTGAATTGGAACAGCGCCTCACCGAGTGGTTTTAGCATGTAATCGTCAAAATTTTTCACCACGGTTTTTATCGATCCTGCGGCTGCTCCCATAAGCATAGAGATGCCGGCGGCTGTCCTGCCGATGCCGGTGACGCCTGTCTGACCATGTGAAAAGGAGGGGATCCCTGTGCTTTCATCAGCCAAGATGCGAGCTTTGTCGAACAGCATCATATTTTCTGATGACACGTTTGGAAACTTAGTGCCAAAGATTGCCTGGCCTGGTGCTCCTCCCTGACGACGAAACACTTTGCCAGGGTACACAGTTAGGTCTTGGCCCGGCGTCAGGTTTGTTTCATCTACTTCAATAAGCAGGTTACCCGACAGCACCGCGTTATCGACGGCCATCCGCATAAAGCCGTTCATCAAGGTTTGGGTATCGTCCATGTTTTCGCCGACGCCAATACCGAAGATGTTGTAGGGGTTGACCTCGTAAGGGCAGGCCGAGTACGGCAGACGCTTTGGCGTGAACGGGTTCATTACGAACCGCAGGATCTGGCCATTGCATTCCCAGATATTTACGTGAAGTTCTTCCGCGTCTTCAAACTCTTCCGGAATCTCAATCGCGTAATCATCAGCGGTTTGCCGGTCGATGACACCCCAGAACTCAAGCGCCTCGTAACGCTTGGTAGAAAACGGTCGGCTGTTATCCTCATTAGTATTAATGAGATCGTACTCCCACCATTTGACTTCATAGTTTTCGCCCTCGTCGATAGCCTCTGCAATAGCCTCAGAGTTGAAGAACGGACGACGGCGCAGGGCACGCAACTGCGAGCGGGTCAGCTTGTGACGCTCGATGATAAAATCACATTCGTTAATGGTGTAGCCGTCCGGGTCTGGGTAAAAGTCCCAGATAGACGTGTGGGATACTTCCGGCACGGTGCGCAGAGTCGGGTTGTACTCGCCCTCGTCGTCCCAGTTCGGGTATTCTTTCGTAGACGCAAAAGGTCCTTTGATGATGCCGGTGCCGAAAAGTGCGCACTCGAAAGCAGAGTAACGTAAGTGAGTAGAGGCGTGCGACTCCTCTAGCTGGTCTTTAATCTGCTTTTCCATCTTTTTAGCCGCAACCATGGCTGGATGGAAAGTGACCGACGACTGCGTCTTGCCCTCGCCCTCACGTAGATTAGGGACATCCCCTAGCAAATCTTCAAGTGGCCCTAGACGCTCCTGTAAGGTCTGCTGAGTGGCCCCTGGCGGCAGCGGCTGCCCATCCCCCTCGTAGCCATACAGATCCACTGGCTCGCGTCCTGTGTCCACTTGTGGGGGTTCTTTGGGATCGAAAGACACGCTCTCGGCAACACCCTCCGGCAAGATCGACGGCTCAATGGTGATGGGGAACGTGTCATTAGCCAGCAGCACATCGACGATCTGGCTGTAGGCGGCCAGCACTTTGGTCTTAGTCACTTTAATAAAGACGCGTGACTTCTCGGTTTCTAGGAACTGCACGTCAGCGTCGTATACGCCACGGTAGTTTTTATATGCCTTGATCCACTTAGACTCTTCAGTGTAGCGGGCGTCCTCTGCGCGATTGAATTGTTTACGGACGTAGCCTGCCAGTCCGTTCATCAGCCTCACGTCGTCGCTATCTACGTTGATTGGGTTTCCGTCCGTGTCCACTGAGGACATGTCGTTGTAAGCCATCTCTGTTCCTTATCAGTAACCGAAGACCTGATCCGCAGGTTGAAACTTGTGTGCTTTGTCAGTCGGTTTTTCCAAATCGAATATATTACGCGGTATTGGGCGCGAACTAATTCCATATCGTAACGCATCGTAGATGTGGTCCTCTGCGTGCGTGTCGATATCTTCTGGGTTCTTTTTGTCGAGCGGCAGGACCGGAATCTGCGCTATGGTATTTACGCAACTAGAAAAGAAGGTGATGCCTGGCTCGCCCGTGTCTGGGTCTACCTGTAACAAACGATGCAGTTCGTTTTTGCCGCTCACCCTTGTGCCTCGGCTGCGGTCAGATGGGCGCCACCGACAGCCCGCCAAAATCATCTGCTCCGCAAGTGATGGCCCTGTGTCGCCCCGCTTGTGCCAGCAACTGCTATCGAGAACGCCGTAGGACATCTTGCCATCGTGCTGCTCTAGCTCTAGCACCATGCGGGCTAAGTCCACTGCAAGAACCTTACTCACGTAAAGTTCCCGATACACAACCAGGGTGTTCTCGGGCGTCACCGCAAACCACAACACTGCGCTGTGTGAGCCGTAACCATAGTCCGCTGCCCGGAACTTGCGCCAGTTATGTGGCACGTCGTAGGGCTCAACCACGTGAGTAGACCTGTCGAACTCGACGAAGGCAGCGCCCTCTGCGATGTCCCAGTTACCCTCTAGCAACTGCCGGCGCTGTGTTTCCGGTAGCGAGAGCAGCATCGCCTCGTAGTCGCCTGACTCGTACAGGTACGGATTGTCTTTTAGCTGGGCCGGGATAAAGCGCCGGCGGAATAACGGCTTGCCTGCTTTGCTGTGACGGGCAGGATACTTTAGAACCTCTCCAGTTTCTACGTCGGTAGCCCAAAAAGATTTGCCAGGCGTTGCCGGCGTGATGAACATTTTGCGGACCCATGCGTGTCCCGGCCCTCCGGGGTTGCTAGTCGCCCGCATATACAGTTCTATTTCCGGGTCCGTAGAACGTAGGCGAGACCTAAGATAATCCCACGCAAACGGCGTCGGATATTGTGTAAGCTCATCGAAACCCACCCATGTAAAAGACTGACCTTGGTAACGAAGAACGTCTTTGTCTTGCTCCAAGTACGACATCCAAATGCGCGCACCTGACGGAAAAGTCCACTGACTTTTTCTTTCAGACCACTTTGCACCGGCACGTGCTTTTGGGTATAGCTCACTAGACTTGTGTATAAGCTCCCGAAGCTCATCGTTTGTTCTCCGTAAAATCAGGGCTACGTGGTTCGGATTATCTACATAACGTAGCGGATCGCATAGCAGCGCAAAGGATTTACCGGAGCCGGCGCTTCCTCCGTACAGCACCTCCCGTTCGGGGGACTCGAAGAAGTCTTGCTGTGGCCCCGGGTTTGGCTGGAACACATAGCGGACTGGTAGCTCATCCGGTTCGGGCGTCGGGGTCGTCGAGGCTGCTGAGATCGACGGGGGGGATTCTATCTTCTTCTGCGACGTAGATGAGGCGCGACTGGATGAGCCGTTCCTTCTCCGCTGCTTCTTTCGCTTTGGTGGTGTAATAGTGGTAGAGTCTGGCAATGTCTTTCCGCTTCTTCTCTGATCTGACAATCTTGTGCAATCCTTGGAACGATATTTTGCGTCCGGTGGTGGCGGACAACCAGCGGGCCACCTCTCTAAAACTGCACGTTTTTAAATACTCTTTTGCTTGTTCTAGCGCTTCTAGCTGCTCTACAATCGGATTTAAGATATCTGGGTCGTCCGGGTCTACCTCGTAGCCAAATGGGATCTGCCTGCTGAAGCGCGGCACCGGACGCCAGCGCGGTTTTTTGTCAGTCATCCTCTTCCTTCGGTTTCTTAGGCGGCAAAATAAATAGGCCACCCGACTCTGCCTGCACGGCAACCTTCTCCGTTTTGACGATGCCTACACGGTCTAGCACTTCCCGAGCCGCGTTGATGCGGTCACGGTTGCCCAGAGCAGTGGGATCATCCAACACGCCCGTCATCGCCAGCGCAGCGCGTGGGCCGTTTGAGGCGAGAAAGGTCTGCGTCACATCTAGGATTTCGTTCTTCAAGCGCCGGACGATGTCGATAGACTTCGTGTTTTTGCTGTAGCCAGCAGCATCCATCGCAGCACGGATGTTACCTTGTGCCTCGCCGACGAGAGCGTCGAGAAAGATCTGCTGCTGTTCTGTCAGATTTTTTTGCGGAGTCATAGAAAAACTTTCTATCTCAATACTTAGCGTTTTTAGTGCCCCGTAGCACACCACGCTGGGTAAATAGACCGCCGCCTCGCTTCATCTTCTTAACGGACTGCAAATAGCTGTCTAGCGTCTCTGATTGCTTGCCGTGTAACTTAGATGCTTTAGCGAGTTGGCCGGCGACCTTTTTTACTTTTTTGATGGTCATTTCCTAAACTTCCTCGTTTTGGCTGCAATTTTTTTGGGCTGCTTAACAAACTGCTTTCCGGCTTTGGTGCCCTTACGTTTAGCGCGAGTTGTAGCAGCGTACTCA